TCGTCACTGGATCAACAACGCTTCGGCAATACCACCGACCGGAGTGCTCATCAGCTTGCCGAATGGCACCAAATCACCGGTGGCCGCGAGCGGATCAACTAGCACGCCGGCTTGCAGGGCCACCTTTTGCCCCTGCAGCAGCGCTGCATCGGCAGGCAGACGCCAAACGCCGTCGAGATGGCCGACCAGAACATCACCCGCCACACCACTGGCGATCGGGATGACCACCGTATCCACCAGCACCAACGGCACCCCCGCCGTCGCGCCACCGTCTGGCGCCACAAAAGTCAGCGTGCTGCCGGGACCCGAATAATTCTTGGACATGCGCATTTCTCCTGTACAGAAACAACAAACCCCGCACGCGGCGGGGCATTGAGGTGAATCACTGCAGTCAGCGGGCTTTAGTCGCTACCGCACCGACTGACTTGTTCAGACCACGATAATCCAGCGCCGCGACCCCGGCGTCGATCCGCACCTTGCTCGTCACGCCATCGATGGTGAAACCTTGTTGCTGCTCCATGTAGGGTTGTTCGACGCCGTCCAGGTAAGCGACTTCGATGGTGTCCGCACCTTGGCGAGCGGCCTCATACCAGGTGACCGGCGAATCATCGTCCAAGCGTGGCTCGGCGATCACCGTGGCGAAATTGCGGATCGGGTTATCGATGCCGGCATTGGTGTCGACGCCAGGCACCGACGCCGAGCGGATCAATTGGTTGGTCTTGTCTTCCAACGCCACCGGTACCAGGACAAACGCCGGACGAATATTCAAGGTGCGAGGCTTGCCGCCCTCGACTTGAGTTTTCTGCAAGGCCATGGCGGTCTTGGCCTTGCTCAGCGCCTCAATCGACATGTTCGCGCCGGTACCCGAAAACAGGTTATTGCGCGAGGTATCGAACAACTCTTTGCCGTCGCTCATCACCGGCGAATGGATCAGCGTGTCATAGACCAGATCGCCGATGGTGCCGCGCGCGGCCAGACCCATGTTGTAAGGCACCGTGCTCAACTGGTCGAGGTCATCGTTGATGATCGCCTGCCGGGTGATGCTGAACATCTCACCGTAGGTGGCCAGGCGGATTTTTTCGCCGCGGTCATTGGTGGTGATGTACTTGTATTCAGCCCCTGGGCGAACTTCACGCAGGCTCGGGAACGCCCCCATGCCAACCCGGGACGCCACCTTGAAGTCACTCAAACGGCCCTTTTTGGTCCACAGGTGATAGGTTTCCGGCGCCTCGTCCCAGCCGAGCAGAACCGACTTAGCGGCGCTGTCCACCAGGATGTTGCCGAAGTCGCTGGAGTCATGGGTGAACGCCAAGCCGACCATGGCCATCGGATCAAGGGTCGCCACCAGAATCCCGCGATCATGCAGCGAAGCGCGGGCCAGTTCGCGCAGACTCATGTGGTTATAGGCGTTGTCTTTCTGGTTTTCCGCTTGGCCCAAACGCCCCGCGAGGGAAGCACGCACCGAGTCGCCCACCAAATTGCCATTGGTTACATGCCCATGCACACCCGGCCCGCCGGTTGGGGTGGCCGTGGAACCTAGGGCGACCAGCAGTTTTTCCCGCGCCATTTCAGCCGTGCAGCTCAGGTCATTGAGACAGGTGTTGAGCAGCTCGGTGTGGCTGGTGACCAGCGAACCACAGAACGCGGCGTTGATCGCCGTACGGCGAGCACCATCCGCCGCCATGACCTGGGCGCGCATCTGATCTAGGGTCAGCGCCGTCGGTGCCGGCTCGGTGCCCGGAGGCGCGGGTGCAGGCGCTGGGGTTTGAGCTGGAGCGGTTACAGAGCCGCGTGGATCGAACAGATTTTTTGCCGATGTAGGCATGTTGGTGAACTCCTGCATACGTTTCGAGTTGATGTGCGCGAAAGCCTTTACAGGCTCCAGAATTTTGTCGGCGAACCCTGCAGCGACTGCTTCGGTTCCGTTCATCCAGGTCTCCGCCTCAAGAATCGCGTGGATCTCTTCAGCGGTTTTCCCGGTCTTGGCCACATAGGCGCTGACCAGCGAGCCTTCAACCTTGTCGAGCAAATCGGCATAGCGGCGCATTTCATGGGCGTCGCCACCCTGAATACCCCATGGTTTATGCACCATGATCACGGCGTTTTCCGGAATGCTGATGCTGTTGCACGCCATCAACACCACACTGCCCATGGACGCGGCCAAGCCATCCACAAAGCCATCCACCCGCGCCGGGTGATGCTTGAGGATGTTGTAAATGGCGATGCCTTCGAAAACATCGCCACCCGGAGAATGCACATGCAGGTTGATCTGCGACACATCACCCAAGACTTTCAGGTCCTGAGCAAACTGCCGAGCGGTGATGCCCCATGCGCCTATTTCGCCATGCAGTTCCATCTCGACCACGCCGCGTGTCGCTGCGCGCATGGAGTACCAGCATTCATCGGTCTCACTCGTTGTCGGGATCGACGCCCGTGGCGTCATCAGAGGCAGGTTTTTTAGGCTGTTCATTGGTGGGTGTTTTTCCATAAATCTCGTGATAGAAGTCCGAACTGAAGACCAGTCCCTTTTCCCGATTGGTTTGAATTTCCGAAGTTCGGGAACGCTTGAGTTCCTGCGGGTTGCGCTGCCGCGCCCGTGCCACTTCCGACTCATCGGCAAAGCCTGCCTCCACCAGCGTTTTCCACGCATTGGCTTCATGCACTGGGTTGATCCACGGCATCACCGGCCCTTGATAAATCGCACCAAACACCGTGTCCGGATCGACGTCGACCGGCACTTGGATCACCCCACTCGCGATCGCCATGTGCAGCCATTCGCGATAGATCGGGCGACTCCAGTAGTCGATAAATTCGTGCTGCAGCAGGTCATAACCCGCCTGCCCCTCGACCAGTTCCTGACGCTGTGCGGAATAGGTACCGTCGTAACTGCGCGCCACACTGGAGTAGGTGCCCCGGGTGCCGGCGGCCACAGCCTTGAGCTGACCGTTGCGAAAGCCTTCTAGAAAGGGGTTGGGCCGATTACTTTCGATCATGCCGACGTCTTCGCCGGGCAGCAGGCCGTCGAACACCATGCCCGGACCGATGGGAATGCTGCGGGCGCTGACGCTCTGACCATTCACGGCAGACGGTGCGGTGTAGTCGTCCGGAGTCCCTTTCTTGATGTACATGGCCAGCGCCGCGCTGATGCGGGCGGCGACCCGTTCGCTTTCCTCGTAATCCTTGATGTCTGCCAGGCGAATCAGCACGGCATGTAGTAATGGCTGGCCACGGTTCTGGCCGATGCGCTTACGGTGTGCGATGTGAATCATCTGTTCGACCGGCACGCGCTTGGTGGTCAAAGTCAGCTGGAAACCGGCGGCATGACCGGGGTGATGCTTGACCAGGTGATAGGCCCGAACCCGCCGCCACTGATTGCGCTCGATTCCCTGCACGATGCCCTTGGCTTCATCGTTGTATTCCCACGGCAGGTAATCCGGCTCCAGCAACTCCAGGGCGAAGGGCACGACGCTCAAGTGTTCATAGCTGGGCACCCGCCCCCTGAGTTTCTGCGCCAAGGCCTCGCCATCGCGCAACCAGGTCCGGCACACCTGCCGCTCCATTTGCGGTCGGGACAGCTCGCCGGACGTTTCCGGGCGCAACGACCACTCAGCCCAGCGGGCCTTGATCTGCGCCGCAAACTTCAGATGCACTTCCCCGGCGTAGCTCAAGGGAAACGGCTCGACCGCGATGCCCATGCCGCCCACCACGCGCTCTTCCAAGCGATCGAACAAACCAGTAACGATGTCGTGGTCTTCGTCCAGCTTGCGGCATTGCTCGCGCAGGGAACGCGCTGAACGCTGCAGCGAGCGGTCCGCGCTGGCGGACTGTTTCTTGGCCTGGTGCGTGCGAGTCATCTGCGCGGCTTCAAAGGCCATGATCTTGTGACGGGCATGCAGACGTTCAGCCACCAGACCCGGAAACACCGGGGCCAGCACGCGATCCAGCAGGTTCATCGGAATGTCGCCAGGGCGTACGGCGGCTGCCCCGTCGCCGCTGACTGTTGCGCTCGCACCCGGCGCTCCCATTCCAGTCGGCCGGCGCGGATTTCTTCCAGGTCATCCATGATCAGCTTGCGACCGTTAAAGAGGATTTCCTTGCCCTGCAGGATGGCCAGTTCGGCCTCCAGATAGCGGTCCACCATGTCTTGAGCGGTTATAGCCATGCGCCTTGTCCTGTATTAAGCCAGCCGCCCGACTCGGCGGGCTGGTCGGGTGAATGTTCAGGCTCTACCTCAGGCACCGACACCGGAGCCAATGTCGATGCGATAACGGTGGCCGGTTTGCTTTTCTGCTCGTGATTCATCGGCACAGCCCAGGTGCCTGACGGCAACTGCTGCGCGAGCAGGTCGAGATTCATGCCAAAGCGCTGCTGCGTTATGCGTAACGCCGCCAAGGCGTACACCAGGCAATCGAGCGCTTCGTTTCGTCGCCCACCTGCGTCCCAGCGCTGGACGCGCTGGTGTTTGACGATCACCCACTTGCGGCGCTCAGCAGTCAGTTGCCGCAACTCGTCTTCGCCGCAAATCATCTCGTTAGCAGGCAGGTGGATACATCCAGGCACAGGCGCACCCGAACCGTCCGGCTGCATCTTGAGGCGGCCATAAATCAGCTCTTTGGCATTGTCGGTACCCACTTCGACCAGATACGCACGTCCGCCTTTGACCTTGGTTTTCTTACGCGGCCAGGTCGCTATTGGCTTACCGTAAGTCGAGGCACCGAACACAGGGATCACCCACTGGGTGCCGTGCTTGATGCATTCCTCACGCACTTCATCGCAGTAGTGACCACCCTGGTCCCAACACCAACGCTCGACGCCCATCACCGTGCCATCCGCCCGGGTGAAGGTCTTGTGGATCTCGATGCCGACCTTGGCCCGTAGTTCGATGCTGCCCGGGTCACCTTGCAGCACGAACTTATGGACCAGCCACGCTTCCTCACCTGCGCCAAACGCCCAGACCCGGCCTTCATAGCGGTCATCCTGGGTATCAATACCGCCGAACAGGGCAACCGCTTTGGCCGGCACTTGCGGGTAGATCTCCCGTCGCGCGTGCAGCTGCTGCCATTCCAACTGCTCGCCTTGGTCCTCTTCCCACGCTTCGCCCAGGGTGGTGTTGACGAAGGTTTTGAGCTTGCCCCGATCCTTCTTGATCTTGAGCCATTCCGTGACAACTTCGGCCCAGGTCACAAACTCCGAATACACCGTCCAGATATGGAAAGTCACCGAACGCGGCGGCTGTATTGATTCGTCTGCAGCGCTGAACCAGGCCATGCCGTCACGCGTCCAGATACCCGTCCGCTCGCAGATGTAGCGACCGTTGACAGATGCCGCGACCATTTCGTGGTATTCGAAGGTACAGCCATGGCCCGACTCGCACAGGTACCAGGCCTTGGTCACCTGCCCCAGTTCGTCCACGGCCCACTTGATTCCGAACGGCGTAGCCGGGTCGCCCCACTTCAGATACTGCTCGGTACCGCAGCACGGGCACTTGATGTTGAAGCGCAGAAAGTGCGGGGAATCGTTGGCCGCCCGCGTGATCTGGCAGCCCTCCCCCGAGGTTTCCTCATTGTCGTCAGCGACCACCACTGTCGTCGGGGTCGAGCCGCGGATGGACTTTTTGAACGTGGCACCTTCCAGGCGCTTGTCGCCAAGAATGGTGGGAGCCCCCTCGCCCTCGATGTCCGCATTGAACTTCGATAGTTCGTCATAGATCACTTCATCCGGGCTTTTCTCCCGGTAGTTTTTTGCCGCCGTACCACCCAGGCACCACAGCATCTTGGCGTTATCGAAGCGTTTTTCATCCAGTGTGTTATCGCGATGCTTCACCCCATACCAAGGCGCTAAGGCACGCACCACAGGGCTGTCACGAATCATCGTTTCGATGTGCCGCTTCATCATGCCGTCAGCGTCGCCATCGGTTGGGCACCAGACGATGACGTTGCGTTTCTTGTGCTGGACCTTGTAGCCCATGTTGGCCACCAGCATTTTGGTGTAGCCAACCCGCGCCGATTTCAGCACGTTGACTTCACGGATCAGGTCGTTTCCCATTGCGTTGAGAATCGCGACCTGAAAAGGCGCTGTCGTCCAATCGCCTTCCTGATAGGACGACTCGGACGACAGATAGAAATGCTCATCGGCCCATTCAACCGCTGTGCGTGGCGGCTCTTTATAGAGGCCGGCGAGTCCCTTGCGGACACCCTCAACCAGCGCCCTCATCCAAGGTGTCGACAAACTCATCAAGCAACTCCGGCAATAGATCAGCCAAGCCGACCGCATCGTTACGCGTCACGGCGACTTCGCGCTGGATCGCCTCAAGGTGACGCACCTCGATGTCGGGACACTTGCGCTTGACCTTCAAGTGCACGGTGTCAAGGGTTGACCCGAGCTTTGCGCTCAGACGAGACAATGCGAACAAGCAGAAATCAACCGGTACCAGCCTCTTGGCCTTCACCTTGTTTCGCATTTCCTGAGCGTCCGCCTGCTCAGTTGTCAGTCGCAATTTTTGCTGCGCCTGTTTGTATTCAATGAGCGGATCGAGCGGATCACCGTTGTCGTCGACAGGTTGGTCTTTTGTCACCTGATGCTTGAGTCGGTTATCCAGCACAGACCGGACGTCGTAGAACACGTCGCGGCCGATCTTCGCAACGGGCTGAACGCCCCATTTATCAAAGGCCTGAGTCGTGATGCCGAGGCTGGTAGCCATGCGCGACTTGTTCAGCCAATGAGGCTCACGGGAGATGGTCGGATTGGCCATGGACTAAACAACAACCTCGATTCAAAAATGGGTCATATATAGCGAAGCAGCGGGGCCCGAATTACCCCCCGCCCCCCACCTCGTCGGGAGGACCCGTTAAATTCGCGCCAGGGCAAACAAGGCAAGCATTACCGGCCAATAAGCGGCCTTTTTGCCCATGTTCACGGCTTGGCAGTGGCCATCGCATCGGCAAACGCACCGTGGAACTCAGCGCTGTAATTGGCCTTGCAGATGTTGTTCGCGATTTTGAAGAACGGGAAGATCGTGCGGTACATCGGCGCGCTCCGGCTGAAGACAAACATCGGCCTGACCGCATCACCAAACGCCGTCTCTTTGCGCTCCCACACGCCAGCCGTTCCCCCGACCATGCCGGAGAAATAGTTCTTGGCGTTGCCTTTGCGCTGACTACGTTTGCTGTTGGAGGCATTGGCCTGATAGCCACGTGAGGTTTCTGCAGCCCCCAAGCCTGACAAGATCCGGGTCATCGTCCCTCGGGAAACGTTGCCATGCTTGTCGAGCACGTTGGGATTGGGGATCGCAAACTGACTGGACTTCATAAAGCCGCCCGCAATCAGCGCTTTTTCAAATCGCTTATGCGATCGTGGCCCGCCTCTGACAGTCTGCTGAAGGTACGTATCAGCGGGAATGCCCGAGGTCCAAGAGTCCTTGAAAAAGACTTCAGCCGGCTTACTTTTGGTGGCCATTCTGACAAACAGGCTGTTCATCGTAGTCCGCGTTGGCCGGTCAAGACGCTGCGCCATGACGGCCAGTTCGCCCTTCTTGACCCGCCGGGCCAAGCGGGTCGCTGTCAGGGCCAGCACATGCGGAATGTGCTTTTTCTCCAGTTCCATCAGCGCCTCTGACACAGGCAGCATGTCGGGCGTGATCTTGATTTTGACCATTTATCGAACAACTACGTCAGTGTTGTAGCTGTCCGGCGGCCCATTTAGCGGGTCATAGCAGGCCATGATCACACCATCTTCGTTGAAGTAAAGATTGATCAGCCGTTCTGGATTTTCTGGGCTACCATCGCCCCGCATTGCGCTGACCCATATCAGCGATATCCGTTTAGCTTGTGGAGGAATGTGGCGTTCTATGGACATAGAAAATACTCAACGATTGCTTGAGATACTGAAAAAGCTGGAAGAGGCATTTCGTCGTCATAACTTGCCCGGCAAGGACCAATCTGCTTTGCGAGCGATACAGCAGCTTTGTATTGGACTAAAGGGTGAGAACGACTACATCACCGAAAAGGCAAGTCGTATTGCAACGCTCGCTGGCATCTACTACAGCGCTAGGTACGAGAGGCATCCCGGTGGTGAAAAAGACCTAATGTCAGAAATGAGTCATCAATTACCGGGTGTAATTCGAAGTCAGATCAGTTATCTCGAGCGACGACAGCGAGACGCTGAGATTTAAAACACAACTTAAGATTCAGCCTGGTCGGAAACTCCCGCTTTCTTGGCCAGGAATTGGGTATATAGGCCGCCGGCAACATCTGCACCGATAACGGCAATGACGATGCCCAAACCGGCGGCAAGATAGAAACTGCTCCACAGCGCCATCGCGAGCAGCAGCGTGGCCATACCCAACAGACCAGATGCAAGAAAGCGCAGGGCTACACGCTGGAGAATCTGCTGAAGACCGAGGTCAGTGCCCGACGCTCTCAACATCTCCCCGGACAAACCCGCCAGGCTCAACAACACCAACAGCCAAAGGGGCACATCAGTGAGAGCCTGATGCTCAGTGTTCATCTGTCGTCCTCGAATAGGTTCGACCTCCATGTCACTGTCATCCGCTCAGAGCAAAGAGCCAGGCATGGGGCCGAAAAACGAAAAAGCCCCACTCGATGGCAGGGCTTGTAAATGGGCACAAAAAAACCGACTCAATGGTCGGGTTCTTGAAAGGCGTTTCGCTGCGTTCACAGCAATACACGCTGCTATAAAAGCAGGTCTATTCCGCGCGGAAAAGGTTTTTCGCAGTGTATGCGAAATTGCACCCAACTTGACCACACGATTACATTCGATCTAACCATCAGATGCATGGAATTTGCCCATCATGCTTTAACCATGATGGACAGAAAACAACGCACGTTGGTCCTGCGCGACAGGCGGCAACCAGCCGATTCGGTCAGTAAGGGTCAGTCTGAAAGCACCGACTTTTTCAACAGAATCGGCCAGTAGCGGACGGCGGGCAGAGTTCCGGCAAATCGGTTGTGGGAGGATCAGAGTTACAAAACGCAAAGCGAGCATAGCCACGCGTTGCACCCCTTCATTGCCCTCGATACCAACGAAGGCAGCAATGCACTGAGGTAGAACGATGTATGGAGTGTGACTAAAATCATTTTTTTTTAACGGTTGTGGTTCGACGCTCTACCAAGTGTAGAACTTGGTCAGGGTTTTCGCGTCGCACGGGGTGTGCCAGCGGGTGTAAATCTCACTGACCGCGCTCTTTGGGCTCCGAGGCTAGCTTGGTCTCCAACTCAAGAATCTGCCTATCAATTTCTGCCAGCAGAGCACGTAGCAATTTCTGTTGTCCTCTGCAGAAGTCCAAGCGATAGTGATTTTCAGACTTCCGTCGCTCAGTAAGAAACGTTTTGAAGTCGTCTTCAAGGGCAGCTACAGAGTTGGCGTAAGATTTACTGGCTTCTTTGGTATTTGCTGCACC